CTGAACCTGCTCCAAAGATGGCTTTACCATTATCTCCTAATGAAACATCACCTGTTACGTCTATGCCTGTGGAGGTGGTGGCTAGTTTTGTTATATTATTATGACGAATAGAAACTCCTGCATCTTGTGTAGCAGTAATTGAAGTTTCTCCATTTGTAGTTCTTAATGCAACAAGGTCTGATTGTAATCTTAATTGACCAGTACCAGCATCTTCAATATAACTATGACTACCATCATGATAAATCTGTAAATCTGAACCTGCTCCAAAGATAGCTTTGTCGTTATCGCCAAGATTTATATTACCTGTAGTTGTTAAGCCTGTAAGAGTTCCAAGACTTGTAATATTAGGTTGAGATGCTGTTTGTATAGTACCTGTAACATCACCTTCTATATTAGCAACTAAAGTACCAAGTGAATTAAGAGTAATATTTCCTGTAGCACTACCATCTGCCGTTGTTAATCCTAGTGTGAATTTATCAACTGATTCATCCCACATAAAGATGCCATTGTCAGCAGTACCTCTATTAATAAGCATACCTGAGTCATTTACAGGGCTTCCTGTAAGACCTGCATTAAGCTGGAATAGGTTATCTTCTATATCAAGATTCGTTGTGTCTAAGGACGTTAGAGTTCCATTAACAGTAAGATTACCAGCTACTGTTAAGCTATCTGCAATCTGAACATCATCAGGTAGTGTTAGCGTTATGTCTGCAGACTCACTACCACTTCCTGACACTGTAATCTTATTAGCTGTTCCTGTTACTGTTGCAATATAGTTGCCCACTGTATCAGCTCCAAGTGTTACTGAATTAGCATCTACACTTGCTGCTTGTATATTAAGAGCATCAACAAATGCTTTTGTTACTCTAGCATCTATAGCTGAATTAGCTCTTGTATCTGTGTAATATAAATTTGTATTTTCTGTTAAATCAGCAGTTGTTTTATTACCAAATGCAGAATCAAATCTTCCAGTTGTGTAATATAAATTAGTAGTACCTTCACTTAAATCATCTGTATCTTTAGATGTAAAAGCAGAATCAAATCTTGCTTGGGTATAATATAAATTAGTGCCTTCTGCTAAATTAGTTGTAGACTTAGTTGCAAGCCTAGTATCAAAATCTGAATTAACTCTAGCTGTTGTGTAATATAAGTTGCTACCTTCAGTTAAATCACCTGTATCTTTTGTAGCTAATCTTGTATCGAAATCTGTATTTGCTCTTGTTGTTGTATAGTAAAGATTAGTATTTTCAACAACTATAGAAGTATCAAGTGTTGAAGTGGTTGCTTGATTAGAACCATTACCTATAAATATCTTGCCATTATTTAGGTTTGGAACATCATTGCTTCTACCAGCACCACCTATTTTTATTGAACCAGCAGCAGCATGACTTCTAATAACCTTACCTATGTTTTGTATCTGAGATGATTCTCCTGTTGGTTTGGTTGTTGTATAAGCACCTGCTGTTGTAGAAGCATATAAAATTTGTCCTTCTGATACGCCTGAAGTATCTAATCCATCTAGCGTACCAAATGTTGCGATTTGTAATCCTGCATTATTATTAGCATCTGTTACAGCTAAACCAAATACAGGCATTTTAGAAGTATCATCAGCTTTTGCTTTTGACACAACTGGAACATCGCCTGAAACCCCTGAAACATAAACTAAATCGCCTTTTGTTAATGCTTCACCAGCTTTTGCACTAAATCTAACAGCACCATCTAAGTCTCCAACAAATTCATCTGTTGCAGTAACTAAGTTAAAAGTAACATTATCAGTTGTAGCTACAGGTTGACCTATAGCAACACTAGGAGTAGAACTTTCACCAGTTCCACCTGTTATTGTTACTCCAGTTCCACCTGACATAGATTGAACATAATCACCTGTAGTATCAGTTCCTAAAGCAATAGAATTAATTTGTGCTGTAGTTGATATGCTAATATCACCACTACCATCAAATGAAGCAGAGCCTACTACATCTCCTGATAAAGATATAGTTCTTGCAGTTGCAAGTGTTGTAGCTGTATCTGCATTACCTGTTAAATCTCCAGTAACATTACCAGTAACATTACCAGTAACATTCCCAGTGACATCACCTGTTAAAGCACCTGTTAATATATTAGATGTAGTGATACTAATACCTGTAGTAATCCAATCACTATCAGCACCATTTCTTATTTTTAATACATTGCTTGATGTATCTACCCATAATTGATGAGCAAAAGTAGTTGATGGTTCAGTTGAACCGCTATTTGTAGTTGCAATAGCAGACAAAGCATTGTTTAAATCTGCTCTAAAGTCTGCACCTGATTGGTTTGCTAAGTTGTAATCGTGTTGTGCCATAATAAAATCCTATTTTATATATCTTAAATCATTCAGGGTAAGTTGGAAATATCACATCATCAATATTATTAGTTGCTTGATGTTGGGATGGTAAATCCCTTAATGATTGCCTATATGTTGCCCATTCTTGTTTTTTAGCATCTGATAGTGGACTATCGCTAACTTGAGTCCAATCACTAGATGCTAGTCTATTATTTCTTATATTTCTTAATTTAAACAACGATACTTCTATAAGTTCAGCTTCAGAATTTTCTATAGCTTTTATTGTAATTAAATTATTTTCTTCATCAAAAGTTGTTTGTACTTTATGTGTATCTAAATTTATATCTGTAAATTGTTTATCAACAGGAATCCAATTATTAGTATCATCACCTTTATTCTTTTGTTCACCAATTAGAATCTTGTTGTTTTCATAATCCCATGTTGCCCACATATTACCCACCTCTTAATCCTGCATAAATACCCTGTATCTTATTAACAGTTATGCTTCCTGCGTTTCTTTTCGCATATATAGTTAAAAAACAAGAAGAAAAAACCTTTTCATCAAAAGAGCCTGATAATGATTGTGATATAGAACCACCACTAAAATTGTGGTCTTGTCCTGATTCGGCAGCTATATAAGTAACTGCACCTGTTGATGTAGCTCCAAATAATTCAGCCTTTAAATCCATTTGAGCACCACCACCTGTTAATGTGGCTGAGATAACCAAACTAAAAAATGGAGTATGCCCATTTCCTGCTGTTATTAAATCAGGAATAGGTAGAACAACTACTCCTACTTGAGTATAACTTGTACCTATACTTGTATTTGGTGTAAGGCTTACAGGTTCTAGTTTATCTATATCACCTGATATTTTTTCTGCTGTAAAATTGCTAACTGTTACATTTTGTGCATTTATAGTTCCAGCAGTCATAGTTCCAAAGTCTGCTGATATAGAAGATAAATTACTTACATTTATTTCATTTGCAGTAATTGCATTTGCCTGAACATCACCAAGAGCAACAGGCTCATCTCCAACAGTAAAGGTTAAATCAGTTGCATCAGATTCAACACCTAAAGTATTAATAGATGTAACACTTGCAACATAGTCATTTGCTTTTGGTATAAATGCTAAGTCAGCAGAATTAGTATCTACTATTTTACTAAATACAGGATTTGCAGAACTATCTACAACATCTACTCTAAATTCTTTTGATGGATAATCTGCTGGTGCATCCCAAGTTAATTTAGGTCTACTTATATTAGAAGAATCTGTATCTATAAAAATAACATTAGTTGGCTTACCAATCGAATAAGCAGAAGGTATATTAGATATTTCTTCAAACTCTTCTTGAGGTGGTACTTCCCATGTATAAACATCAAAATATTCTATTAAGCTAACTGCAACCAAACCATTAGATTGCAATTCTAATGCTTCAACTCTACAAACCTTTCCTGAGAATCCTAAACCTGCATAAGTTAAATCTACTATATCTCCTACATTTAATTTATACATTTCAGGAGTGCCTAAAAATTGCATAGTAGTTTGATTTCTACTTCTAGTAAGAATAGCTTTACCCATGTTATATGCTATATAAGGGTCAGATACATAAGGAAATTCTGCTTTTATTTCTAATATTTCATCATTATCATCTGAGTAATATTCAGGAGAAGCATCATGTAAAACTGTAGCTGTATCTAATTCATATTTTTTATTTGCATTAAAAAATTCAATAATAACTTTATTTGCTTTTTTATCTTTATTGCCATAATCAACTGATATACCAGCATCAGCAATTATATGGTTATCAGTAATACTAAATGTGGAAGAACCTGTATCTTCTATAGATAATTCATATTGACCATTAATATAAAGAAAAATACCTCTCATATTTGCAAGAAGCTCTTTAGCGTTATCCATTACATTTTTGTTTGTATCTACATAACCATTACAATGAAATCTTTTTACTTTTGCTAAAGAAGTACCAGTTTGTGAAGAATAAGTAGCACCTAATGTCTGATTGAAATAAATTAGTAATCTAACACCTTGACCATAGTAATGAGTTCTTTCAACTGCTGTTATTTGTGCTGCATTTAATACAACATTAGAACTTGAATCAGTAAGAGTAAATATTTCTCCAACCTTGTTTTGCCACCAGTGTAAACCACCTGAACCTGATGGTGGTACAACAATAAAGTTATTGCCTGATGTACCACTCCAAGTAAATGATTTAGCAGTTCCACTATAATAAGGTTGGTCAACTAAAGTATCTGCTGTATTAGCAGCAGAGCTAAATGTAGATAGATTTAATTGTGATGCGGTTAAGCCTTTACCATAATCATTATTTGTAATGTAATCTAAAAAGGCTAAAGAAGGGTTGTCTGAATATTCATAAGTTGATGGAGTTCCAAATGTTTGCCCTGAATCTCTTGGGTCATATACCTTCTTACCTTTTACCTGAACTGTAATTTGTGGAACACCTCTAAATGTTCCGTGTTCATCATAATAAAAAGAAGCAGCTATATAAGCTATGCCATTAAGTTTATGTGCTGAAGTCCATTTACTACCAATAGATGCAGTAAGCATTGGGTCTGCTGTTTGTGTTGCAGCACCATGATGTGCATTAAATACATATCTATAACCTCTTCCTGTTGGGTCAGTACCGAATGTACCACCAGCTAAACCTATTCCTGTGCCTACAACTTGGTCTCCAGTACATAAAGAACCTGCACCTGAAGATATTTTATCTGAGCCTATATATCCGCCATCTCTAAATTGATTTGGGTCTGTTAATGGGTTGCCATCTATTTCTAATGTTTTAAGCATTATTTCATCTACTTCACCAACACTAATTGCATAAACAACAAATAGGTGCATAGAATAATTATCAGCAGTGTCCATGTAGACAACTTGAGCACCAACTCTTCTAGTTCCATAGATAACAGGAATCTTACCACCAGCAGCAGTTTTGTTGGCTAATATGTCTTGTCCTTTTGCAAGCATTTGTCTTGCTTGCATATAACCTTTAACACCGACTGTTAATGTAGCAACGCTTAATGCTTGCGACCAAGTAAATTTTAAAGTTCCATATCCTATAGCTTGTATAGTATTCCAAATAGCATTACCAATAGATGCAAAAAAACTAAACATTATGAACCCCACCTAACATCTGATTTAACCTGAGTTGCATATTCTAATCCTTTATCACCTGAACTAAATGATTGTTGTGATTCGTCTGAATAATGTCTGCCTTTAGTTAGATTCCAATTTGCCCAATGTGATGCAACAGTCATACTTAAACTTGAATTATCAATACTTTCTGAAATACCAACGTTTCTAATAACACCAGTAAAATAATTTATAGCACCTACAATAGTTTCATTAGTATCAAAATAAGCCAAATATATTTCTACTGTTTTATCTGTAAAAGAGCCGTCTTGAACCAAAGACCTAACTTGATTTGTAATGTTTGAACAAACTATGTTTAATTCATCAACCTGTAATTGACCTGTCTCTGTAACTGAATCAACTGTTAAAAAACTACCGCCAGCTTCATAGCTGTTAGAATCATAAGTAACATTAGAATACCAATCGGTTAATCTAATAGTAGATGATAGATTAAGTTCAACTAGAAAAGCTGTCTTAGTTGCTGTTGATGATACTTGAGTTTGTAAGGCAGTAGATAAACTTCTAGGCATTAGGTTATAACCTCTCTAACATCAAATGAAATACTGTAAAAACCACTAGCATCTGTTGAATACATGATTTCATTGTTTTCTAAATAAACAGTAAAACTAGGTTTGTTTACAGTAACAGCTTCATTATCTGCTAGAGAAGAAACAAGGTTAGGAGATATGTTTACTGTTACCGCACCACCTGAAGCATTAGCATCTTCAGATACCATGTAAACCTTAGAATGATTTGCAAACTTAATATAATCACCAGCTTTTAATGCACCTGTAGTTTGTGAAAATCCATCCATAGCTATAGTGTTATCACCTGCTGAATGTACACCTGCAACTAATATATCTGTTTCTAATTTGCTTGCACCCAAGTTATCTAGTGGTGCAACTATAGTAAAGTCCTCAAAAGAACCTTTTTGTTTTTGTAAAAATGCAAATACTTCTTGAGCCTTTTCTTGTTGTAAGGGTGGCATTTGCACTGTAAAAGAAAAATATTGACTACCTATTTGTCTGACTTGTTTTTTACCTGATAAAGTCTGATTTAATAATGTAGGTCTATTATCTTTAAAATTTAAACTTCTAAAATTAGGAGATGTTGGAAATTGTCCTGACATTATACGACTCCCATCTTGCCTTGATTGTTCATGGCATTATTTATGATTGATGTTATCAATCCTTTTCTTGATGCCAATAACTGGTCAAATCCAGCAGCATCTACTGTTGATATATTGAAGTTGACTGTAGCACCACCAACTGCCTGACCCTTTGTATGGTCAATAACAGTTTCATTAGGATGTAGTATTGCAGGGAATCCACCCTTGCCATCTACACCACCTGCTCTTGCTCCCATGCCTGTATATCCGCCACCATCTGCTGAAAACAAATCACCAAAACCTTCAAAAAAGGATTCAAATTTACCTGTGATTGGTTTTAGTATCATTTGCTGAATTGCTATTCTTAATAATTGTTCTACTACATAATCAGCAAAGTTTTTAAATTCTAATTTTCCAGCTTTTAAAGAATCTACAATAGAGTCTTCAAATTTTTTCAAAGACCCAACAGTTGTTTGTTCTATTGTTTTTGCCAAGCCTTCTTTACCCAAACTATCTATAAATACTTGCAATGGTGAAGCTATATTTGTAAATGATTTATTTAAACTATCCAATCCATTATCTAATTTTTCATTAGAACCTCTTAAATCATCTACATTTAATTTATAAGTTTTTAGCTTATCTGAAATATCTTTTGCTCTTTCAGCAAAATCAGTTGTATTGTTGCTTAAATCTTGAATTGCAACATCATTGTGCAATATCATCAATTCTAATTGTCCTAGTTCGTCTGCAAACTTCCTTGGCATTAATGACATAAAGTCTTGTTGAAGTTCTAGTAAATGATTACCAAGTTTTAAAACTTCAGCACCTATATTTGTAAACGTTTTTGCTAAAAAATCACTAAAAGTGCCTAATGATTCTATTGCTTTTGCAAGTCCATTAATAATACTATTAGCAATTTTTACACCAAGAGCATCCATTCCACCAGCTTCATCTACAGCATCTTGTATAAATTTAGCTATCCTTTTTTGCATTTCTTCAAATAAAGGTAAAAATGATGTTGTTATATTATTAACAAAAGACCCAATCTGCATTTTTATAACACCAACAGCGTCATTAAATTCTTCGGTTCTTCTTATAACTTTTTCACTTAAAACAATCCCTAATTCTTTAGCTCTATCTATGAATTTTTTTATACCATTTTCAGATAAATCTGTAATAGCACCAGTTAAAATTACACCCTGTCTACCAAATAAATTAGCTAAAGCTGAAGCCTTTTCAGATTGTGAGCCAAGCTCCATAATACCTTTTGCAGTATCTTCTAAAATTGAATCAAAAGACCTCATTCTGCCATCAGTTGTTCTTAACTCAACACCAATATTTTTAAATATATCAGCCTGAGTTTTTAGACCTCTTTCAGCATCACCAATACTTCTAGCAAATTTAATTAATGCAGTATTAGCACCTTCAATAGTAGTTCCTGATTCTCTAGCTGCTAAATGAAATGCTTGAAGTGTATCTGTGGCTATACCTGTTTGTGTTGCGGTTTTTCCAATAGCGTCAACAGCTTGAAATGATTTATCTACCATAAATGCCAAAGCAGTTGCAGTAGCACCAGCAGCAATACCAATACCAGCTACACCTTTAGTTACACCAGCAGCAGCTCCACCAATACCCTTAAGACCTTTAGTAACTTTATCAAAAGCTGCTTTAGTCTTATCTACTGCTGTTAATTCAAACTTTACCTTTTTATTTGCCATTATTTCTTTTCTCTTCAGCTAACTCTAAGTAAGCTATCCATCCTTGATATTCTTGGACACTAATTTCTTGAAGTTCCTCTAAGGTTTTTCCAAGTTTTTCAGCTAGTGCATATTGCACATATAAATTAGTATCCTTTATTAGTTTTTTTTCGTGTCCTCAATAGGTTCTTGACCCATGATTTGTTGAGCAACGCTAACTAATATCTCTCTATCAACATTGTTTAATAAAGCATTTTTATCTGCTAAATCAAAAAGTTTATCTCCATTTTCATCTAATGCTTTGTAAATAAGAACATAAGCCATCATCGTTAAATCATCTTCTTTACTCATTTTGTAGAGCTTAGAAGTTTCAGCTAGCGTTAATGGCTTACTATATATTTTTAAGGCTTTATCATCTTCACCCCACTCAGGCACTTCGATTACTTTTACATCTTGCTCTGCAAAATGCTTTTTTGCGTTATCTATTGCTGACATCTTCTTATACTGTTGTTGATGTTAAAGCACCATTGCCTTGTACTGAAATGCTAGCTTCAACCAATCCATCAAATGATGCACTTCTTGAAACTCCAGTAACAATAGCTGAACCAGTGTAATAAGTATCACCTGCTGTATCTCCTTCAGGATATACATTAAGAGTTATTTCTGAACCAATGGTTAAAGCACCTTGACCACTAGAATCAGTCTCATCCCAAAATACATCTAAACTTCCTGAGAAAGAAGTCAATGATGGTTTGTACGTTCTAGCAGCATCACCCATTGAAGTATCTTCTAAAGTATCAGCAGATTCTTCGATTGAGTAAGACCTTATTTCAGCTACAGCATTAGAACCGACTTTTACAGTTCCTTCACTTCCTTTATGTGTTGCCATTTTCTACCTCGTCTTTCGACTTTTTCTTAGAAGAAGGTTTAATTTTATCTTGCGAATGGACTGCTTCTTCTTTCCAGCCCATATTCAATAAAGACTCAACCTTAGAAGGATGAGCTTTTATAGAAACTTTACCATCAGGACTAATCATTTTCATAATTTGTCTCCTATACTGCTACATCAGGATTAGTTTCCTTGACATAGTAATTAGTTAAAAAGGTTAAACTCACATATCCTAGTGGTTTCTCACCTTCACCATTAAACTCTATTTCAGTTGATTCTAAATAACAGTCTTTAGCTAATCCATCTAAAGTTCTATCTGCTGCTATTGCTTCTTCAACCTCTTTGCTTATTGTATCAATAGTATCATCAAAGTCACTACTAGCTTTTGCATATCCTTCTACTACTACTGACAATTCTCTACTCATAACTCTATCAGTACCTATAACTATTGGTTCAGATGTTTCTGACTTAGTGTAGATAACTAATGCTGGTACTGTTTCTAATGGATAAACCCTTGACTCATAGACTCTTGAACCAGTTGTAGTTAGACCAGTTAAAGTAGTACCAAACTTTTCTCTTATTTGCTGTCTTACATGATTTGCCATTATATTTCCTCTAACATTAATGCACTAAAACCTGTTCTATCTGCTTGTATATTAACAACAGTATAACTTTGTGCTGCTTTGAGTATATTACCATTTGTATCTTTTATTGCAGATATATCTAATCTATTTCCAAATGCAATATTTGGTACATCTATAGTTCTGCAATAGGCTATTGGTTTCAATGCTTCTACACCAATACCTTCTTCTTGTTCTACATATTCATTATTTAGAATTACATTAATTGTTGTGGAAGTGCCATTATTTGTATAAACAGCAGAAACACCATGACCAAAATTTATATCTAAATATCCAGCCATATCTAATTCAGTTTCTAATCTAAATTGAGACATTAT